TCTTCCGATCTTCCAAAAAACTTTTCCGTTACCGAAATAATACTTGTTAACCTTTGCATCTCGTTGTTCTTTGGTTTGTTCTGCAAAGAAGCTCACATTTTGACCGTATTGGTTTGATTGGTCTGAAATAGAGGCTGTAAATTTAAAGCCTGTTTCGTTTTTGCTTTCGCATACTTTTACGATTTCTTTTAATTTTTCTAGGGTAATATACCCACTAATCATTGTACTCATTGTTTTATTTGTTTTTAATTGTTTACTTTTTAATTAATTTAATGGTCTTCTTATCAATCCTTACCGCTTTCATTTTAGCGACATCGATTTCTTTTGTCTCAAATGTTTTTCCTTTGTCGCTTTTAGTTTTTCCTAGGTATTCAAACCCTTTTAAATTTTTATTCATTTTCTCTGTTTATTTTTAAAGTGTTATTTAATATTTCGCTCAAGACTTCATCTGCTAAATTACGTTGTTCATCTGACATTTGACCTATTGTGAACATGATATTATCAAATGCACCAGTATCGTAATTGTTAGTAGTCCTTTCGTGTATCTCTTTGCGCATTTCATAGTTAGTAATGCTTGCTATAATCTTGTGAATTCTAAGCGCTGCATTCATTGAATCTGTGAAATCCTTTTTAAGATTCTTTGTTAGTTGCATGTCTATTATTACATTCTCACACAAACGACTTATTTGCGTTGCATACGTCAATATTAGCGTGATGTCGGTGTTACTTTTTAAGTATTTCGGATCCATTAGTACATAATTTTAATGTATTTATCAATATCAAAATATCCATTGCCATTGTCTAAATCGTAGCCATAAAAGTTAACCTTTGATTTCTCATTGTATAGCTTCATTTCAATCATTCTTGAACGTAGGATATTTTTAGTAACTCCAACTAATTTAGCGAGCTTATCAATGCTAATTTTATCATAATTTGCCTTAACTAACTTTATTTGTTCGGGGTTCAATTCCACTTTTTTATTCATTCTTTTTTCTTTATTATTCTTAAATCTTACACATGCAACCAATCTTTGACAACATTTTAATTCGTTAGCAATCTCGATGTTTCTTTTATCCAGCATTGAAGCTATTTTTTTACAAAGTTCGCCTGTTTCATGCTTAATTCCTAACGATTTTCTGCGTTTGCTTATTGCACTAACACTAACTCCGTAAAGCCTAGATATGTGCTCTAATTTCATTTGTGGATTCTGTTTGATATATTCGTTTAACTCAATCATTTTATATGCTTTAATGAACTAAAATCTTGTTTAATTACTACATTGCCTACACTATCTACAATGTTTTTGAATAAAGGTTCAAATTCGTAGTGATGCTGTGCCAAACGTACATTATAAATAATACTCGTATGGTCTTTAGGAACTAGGCTTATAATTTGTCCTATGTTTTGATGGGTATATCCATTCTTTTTAAGAAGATAGCTTGCAACCTTTCGAGCGTTCACAAATTTGCGCTTTCTTTTTTGACCTACTAAGTCATCTAATTTTATCTTTGAATAGTCGCAAATGGTATTCAGCAAAGTATATTCGTATGCTGTTAATGTTTGGATGTGTTTTTCTATTTCGTCTTTCATAATTATAATTTTAATGTGTTGTAATATTCACGAGCTTTCTCGATTTTTATTTTTAAAGTTTCAATGAATGCAGGATCATAATCAAAAGCAAATACCTTAACTCTTTTTTCAATAGGTAAATCTTTGATTAAATCATTGTTCTTTTGGATTTGTTGAGTTTGTGCGATATAATCTTCATTATCGTAATTCTTGCCGTACTTCCAAGCCAACTTTTCGCATTCATTCAATACCATGTGTTGAGGTGTTGGCACTAAAGCATAGATTAAACGATACTTTTCTTTGCCAGTTAACCACATATAACATTGAGCTTGTGCAAAGTACATCTTTGATAATTCAGCATTGAAAAACGTCTTAAGATTCCATGAAGTCTTAATGTCTTCAACACAATCAGCTAACACGATGTCAGGCGTTCCGATTACATAATCGTTTTGTAGCTTTGTATTGTATCGTGAACGGAAGCCACCTTCTACTACTTGGCTAACTAAATCCATTGAGTCCTGTTCACATTCATTGCCTTTGTCAATGTAATCGTTTTTGAGTAGTTCGGAAAAACCGAACGTATCAAATAGCCATTTATCTTCTACGAATGTCTTTGCGGTTTCTGAAAGATTGCCAGCTTCTTTATCTGCTTTTAATTTAGGTTCTGTCATAAGTGCGCCTACACCACTGCATCTGAATAAAATTTTAGTTTCCATTTTTTAAAGTTTGTTTTTTATTGTTATAAATTGTTATTAAATCGTATTTGTTTATTAAGTCTTGCACTTGTTCTAATGTATCAATCGTATTCGCATTCTCGATATGCTTAACGACTCTTTCTTTCTCTTTGCTATTGTGTATACCTTCAGCGCTTAATAGCTCCGTATCGCCCGTAAATTGCACAATATCTTTGCGGTTCAAATTAGCTCCGAATAAATCGCCAAAGTGGTCGCACGCATCCTTGATTGCTATTGATTTCGCTATTGGTAAAGCCATCATAACTGCGCCTTTATTTACATTTGACATATCCATATTAAGATTCCCACTCCCTTTCGTAGTTTGCAATTCTTGTGCGCCCACTCCATCGTGATACATCATTTCGTTTGTCGCTGGGTTAAGGTAGTGAACACGAACGGTTACTTCAATTGCATTGAATAATTGAGCCGTCTTAATAACCTCGATTTGATACTTTTTAAAGCATCTGCGAAGTAAGTACTCTACTTTGTCAATCGGTAAGTAATTATAACCTTTAATAAATGGGTGTTGTTTTACCCATGTCGCTGGCGGTGGTGTTGAAAGTATTACATTCAACTGCTCTAATGGGACAACGTCAAAGTTTGTTTGTTTGAATATGCTAGTAATTGTAGCCTTCGTTTCTTTCATAATTTCTTTACTCATGTTTATTTTGTTTTTAGTGGGGGAGTTACCCCCTGTTAATTAATTATCTTACCATTGATTCAGTTTGAGGGTCGTATTCAAAGCCTTCTTCATCTTGTTTTCTATTTTCTTCGTATTCTGCCATTTCATCAATGAAATCTTGTAATATAAATTTTTCAGGTTTAGGTAGCGTTGCTTTCATAACTGATAAATCTGCATACAATTTGTCAATCGTATCAAGATAATATTGCATAAATTCATCTTGACTAACAAATTCAAAACCTTCTGTAAACGCATCTGATATACTTGAATACTTTGATACATTCATAATTCCACAACTGTTGTACTGCTCAACTCTTGTAAAGTCATTTTCTGCTTTAAGGCAATAAAATTTTGTAGAATGTACATCTACTACCTTTGTGAATGTTGGAAAGTTAATTTCCATTTCTACTGTTTCTGTTGTTGTCTGTGTTGTTGTAATTTTCATGTTTATTTATTTTTTAATTGTTTAATGAATTGCAAATCTAATACTTTATTTTGTACTACCAAATTTATTTTGAGTTTTTTTTAAAATAATTTAATTTGTGATTTTAATAGCTCAATTCTTTTATTAGCTATTTTTACATAATTTATGCTAATTTCACTTCCTATCCAATTTCTATTATTTAATATAGATGTTTTTGCTGTTGTTCCACTACCCATAAAACAATCATAAATCAAATCATTTTCATTACTCCAACTAATAATATGGTCATTGGCTAATTGTTCAGGGAATTGTGCAGGATGTCCTTTTGTTCCTGCGTTTGTAGGTATTCCCCAAACATTCCCTTTTTGTTTGTACTCTTTTACAGCATCGTTTTTATGTCCTTCTGTTGGTGTATTTTGTGAGTTCGTTTGGTAAAATGTCCTTCCATTGGTTTTACTTCCTTTGGTTTTACACTCTACCATTATTGGATTAAAGGTTTTTGGTTTGCCTTTACTAAAAACAAACATATACTCAAACTCTTGCTCGTATCTCTTATGAGTTAATGGTATGTAATTTACTTTCCTATACATCATTGTATCGTGTAAATTAAAACCAATGTCTTTGAAGTAAAGTGCTTGTCTAAAACTACTTCCACTTTCACTACCATTAATAGTTGCATCACTTACTATCCATACTATTATTCCACCTTGTTTTGTAACTCTATATAATTCGTTTGCTATACTTTCAAAATCAAAATTATATCCTTCATAATCTCTTAAATTATCATAAGGTGGTGAAGTAAGAACTAAATCAATAAAACAATCAGGC